TGTACCAAGGTCGAAGCTGGAGAGCGTCAGAGTGAAGTATGAGGTTATCCCATTTCTTCTTCTCAATGAGGAGATCGTCATAGTGCGTTCGACGAGATTTGAGTTCGGCATAGATCCCTGCTTCCTGCGAGATACAGTCAAAGATATCATAGGTACCGCTAGACTTGATCAGGTCAGGGAAATGGTTATCGCGCAGGTACTCAAAGAGTTCCAACTCTTTCACAGGAAGTACCTCCCGCACTTAGAGCAGTGAGCCATCCGGTAAGTTGTTCCCTGAATAGTGCAAAAGAATTGATTGATATTATGATTGCGAGTAATCAAACATCTGATTATTTGATAACATTCCTTGATATATCTTATTGCCAAGGTGAATCCCCTCCCAGTAAACGCTGGAGGGCGCGCAGCGCGTTCTCGCACCACCGATCCACTGAAGATTTGGAAGTCTCAAACTTCTCTGCCATCTGTACCAAGGTCAAATTATCGTGATAGCGAGCCTTGAGAAGTTCCCTCTCCTGCTCGTCCAGAAGCTCGTACGCCTTCTTGATATCCACCAGCATAGTCAGGAGGTTACGACCCTCTGAAGGGGCGCTAGGGCGCTTAGGAAGGCCATCATCGACCATCTGTTGAGCTTGCTCCAGCAACGCTCCCTCGAATATGTTGGCCATAATATGCGGAAGCATCTGTGAGATCGTGCTGATCTCAAAGAAGTATTCATCACCTACTACATAGCCACTCTTGATCGCCTTCTCTTTACGGGCATAGCGTTCACAAGTGCGCTTGAGCTGCCACCATAGGCGGCTCTCATTATGCTTACGGATATCTGGGTTGGTCTCGGCGAGCGCCTTCTCGATATCATCTCGACGCTTCAAGCACCAGATCCAGGCTTCCTGGACTAGCTCATCCTTATCTACATACTTCCGATAGGTGCGATAGACCGAGTACGCGATAACCGGTACCCGCCCAGCTACCTCCGGCGGAAGATCTTTCCTAGTCACAATCGATGCCAGTATCCTGCGACTCTGGAATCAGTGATAAGAGTTTGATTGCAAGGAAATCTATATAGTTGCTGGCATCTGCCAGCTCCTCCAGTAACTCCCTCACGGTATCTTGGAAGGAAAACTTCTCGAACTTCTGTCCAGTGGAGTGCGCGTATTGTTTCGCGCCAACGCCGCGCACTCTACCTGCTCGGAGAGAAGCGAAGGACTCGATGAATGAGGTCAAGTCCTCCGTAGTGACACCTTTACGATATGAAAGAACAGCAGGATGATCGGCTAGTGGCGTACGGGGGGTAACTGGATCAACAGTATCCCACGCTCCGTATCTACTTGGATCACTCGAAAGCCTAACCCATTCAGCATAGAGATCACGTCCTGAATCAAGCGGTCTTTTTCCATTGGATTCCCAGTCGCTCACGAACGGCATCCGCTCCCTCTGCTAAGTAAAAAGAATTGATATCCATACCGGCTGGTAACAATATTACCTGAGAGTGAACTATCTCCTGCGCGACACGCCTTGCGAAATCTTGCCCAGGATTTGATCCGTCTTCCTTGTTATCGTTGTCGCCCACGATAAGGACCTTCTCAAATCCCTGAAAAAGTTTCCCGTAGTGTTTCTTCCAGCTCGATACCCCAGGACAACCAACAGCAGGAATATCACAGATCTCTGAAAGAACGATCGCATCTAACTCTCCTTCGCAAATCGCTATGACGGGCGACTGCTTGTTGATATCGGTTACATTGTAGAGGTGACTCTTCTGGCCCAGTGGTGCGCCATACTTGGGCAAGCCCTCATCAATCCGCCGGAACTTGAAGCCCACCACGTTGCCGGTGGCAACGACATAGGGAATCGATAGCCAGCCTTGGTAGTTCTCGTGACCTGGGTTGTTGTTGGCGACAGTACCAAGCCACTTGTTGGCAGCGATCTTCTCAGATATCCCACGTCCGTCGAGGTACGCCAGCGCCTGATCGGTGAGACTTTCCGTGTACTCCAGCGCCAGACTTCTCTGCAATATCAACTGCGATTCGGTGAGCATCCTTGAACTCCACTCCTTCTTTGATCATAACAATATTGACGGCGTTACCGCCTTGTGAGCAGGTGTGGCAGAAGTACAGGTTCTCGACGGTATCGATCACTGCACTTCTGCGCTTATCTGAGTGGAGCAGGCAACGAACGGACACGTTCCTACCCTCACGCACCTCGCCCCCGTAGTAGGCGACGATCGGAATTATGGGGATTGTACTTGATTGATGTGGGGCTTTCCGTCGTTGGCGACGTAACCGGAATCCGTCCTGTGCTGACAACAGCAGTCTCCCTTGCAATAGTTGTGAAGTTCCTGGGCTTTATCTGTATTGCCTCTGGATTTGAAGTCGGCTCCGACTTGGCAAGATTCACAGATCATTCTTTGTGCTTCCCCTCAGTAGGGCAGGTACTTCCGGTAAAGCAAGGGCAGGCTTCTGCGTTGACTAGTTCCGGCTCTTGTCCATCCCAGAAGTTTGAACTCGTAATATTTCCACTAGGCGTTGGCATTTTTTCTCCTTCTTATGTTATTACGATAATTTTTATTCTTATTATGATAATTTTTATGCAAATAATAAATATCTTCTTCGTTGACATTGGCAGCTTGCTGCAATAATTTATCTTGCATCATCCATCCACAATCTTCACAACCCCACCACTTATCAGTGGTTGGTCCGTTGACTCGAAAGAGGACTAGCACTTTTGTCTTATTCATTTTTAGAACCTCGCCAGATAGGCACCAGTCTCGGTACCTATTCGACACTCGAAGATCCCTTTGAAGGACTCGAATACTTTGATGTTATCCCAGTCATCAACGACGTGGGTTTCGTGGACATTACCATCCACAGTTCCTTGTGGATAATGGATGATCGGTATAGAGATGATCCCGTACTTACATCCTTGACTAGCAACTTCCCAGACGTTGAGCGCTTCCTCTTCGGTCATATGCTCTAGCACATCACCAAAGATGATCAAGTCTGCTGAGAGGCTGGTGTAGTTTCGCACATCATCAATCCAGACTTCATCATAGATATCTCGCAGCTTGAACTGCTCGACATTCTTTTCATAGATCTCAATGGCAGCATAGTGAGCAGGGATGAAGGGTTTGAGTAGTTGCCCATAGGTTCCGCAGCCAGCTCCTACATCAATCACCGTCTTGGGTTGTAGCTGCATCGCCTTATTGAGAACCCACCATCGGTTCTCTGGATTGGAACTGGCCACTATGCTAACTCCTTCTCAATAGTTCTAATAGTTTCACAGGGGTAAGGAGACGGCATCATTTCATATTTTCCATTTTTCGTTGTGGCATCAATACACCGTAAACACCTTGGCACATCTGCATCAAATGGTTTATGTAATTCTACTATTGCACGAAGAGCTGAATGGATTATTGGTTTCGAGTCAAAATACTGAACAAGAAACTGACCTTCATCATCAATCTTTTCCACCAATTCTTCATAAGTCATTTGCGTTCCTTCAACCACGACTGCAAATCCTGGACTACCCAGGACTTCTCGATACCGTGTGATCGTCGCTTCACGACGACAAACCCTGGCGGTATCTCTTCTAGTCCTCTGGCCTTGGCATAGTTCTTTGCCTCGGTCATAACCTCTTCCCAGAAGGAAGGTAGATCAATTCTCTGCCGGTTCTTCAGTTCCAAGATATAGGTCTGACCTGCCACGATGACGACAAGATCGCCCTCATCCTTTGCTCCTGCTTTGGTAAGACGCTCCGCGAATATTCCCCGTTCACGGAGCCATCTCATCACTCCAGTTTCAAAGGCAGAGCCTTTGCGACCGTTCTTATTTACCACTCGAATCCTAAATAAAAGAATCCGAGATCCATTGAAATAGCATATCTGGTAAAGCCGATACCAATACCAAAGCTATGCCACGTCCATCCTGCTACGAAGTGCAGGTTCTTATAGATTTTAATATCCACTGTATTGCTCCTGTATCGCCGAGTTTCGATAAGCCCTACCTTGAGCATCGGTATCCCCGATCTGGCAGGTAGAGTAGTTCGGAAAGAGTGTCACATAATCTGATCCATCAGCCGAGTGAGGGCCAAAGCGATTCTTCACCGCTGCTACAGTCAGCTCGTGCTGAGTGGGGTTGAATCCCAAGGTCACGATCAGACTAGGAAGCTGCGAAATCTTTCCGTGGATCGCTCGACGAGGTGGCGGAAGGAAGGACTTGCCATACTCTGACTGCTCGCTGGTGTGGTGTAACACTAGGACGCAGGCTTCCGTGAGTCGAGCGAGATGGTGGAACTCCGTCATAATTGCCCGTAGTCCTGACCATTCGTTATCAGTCTCAGCCACCACGTTCGATAAGTTATCGATCACAATGAGCTGAGGTGGTACACCATAGAGTTCTATGTATGCCTTCACCTCAAGCTCAATGTCATCAATCGAAGGGGATGGATCAAAGACCCATTTGATATTGGATACGCGATCTATCTGATGGTTATAGAACCCACCCTGAAGTTCTAAGTTCTCCTCCACCATCAGTTGTGTATGGCCGGTGAGGTGCGCTGCTGTTCGCATCGCTACCGTAGAGATATCGGTATCCGCTGAAAAGAAGAGTGTCGGTACATTCGCCTTGATCGCGTAGATAAGAGCGAACATTGACTTGCCAGCGTTTGGTTGCGCAGCAACCATACAGACCTGACCTCTGCGGAACTTAATCTGTTTATTGGACAAACCTCGCCAGACATCAGGCAGAGGCTCAGCTCGCATCTGAGTACCCCTCCACGCCCTTTGTAAATCAAGCAAGGTTTGCCTCCGGTGAATGAAAAGGGATCTTATGATCTTGACGGTAGATCCTGCGCTGGCGCTCAGTAGTGCCTGCCCAGAACCCGTGTGCTTCGTGGCGAACTGCCCATTCAAAGCAAGCAATCTTGAACGGACAGCTATTGCAAACATCTCGCAGTGTTCGCAAAGCTAATGGGGAATATCCCATATTCTCGTAAGTGTCAGGGAAGAAGGCATCAGGGCCTAACTCCTGACAAGGAGGATCAACGAACTCCCAAGGTCGTAGCATTGGTCGTTTAGTTTTTTGCCCAAATTGTTTCCGCTTCAACAGCTCCAGGTTGGAATGGTTTCGGACCTTTGGCTGGATCAAACCAACCAACATACGCCTTACCTTGCTTAGAGGTACCGCGCTTCTTTGCATACTTACCACGACCATCGGGTAGGTCTGGTGCATCAGGCAAACCGTAAGTCCACTGGTTGCCATAACGATCAACAACAGTCTCGACTGCAGCGCTCGCCGCTGCTACCGGTGCTGCTGCTGGTGCTGCTACCGGCGCTGGTGCGCTAGGTGCGACCTTAGCAATATCGATGACGCGAGCTACGCCATTGAGTGATTGCGAAACGCTAGAGATGAGCGTCGAAAGATCTTGGATAGAGGTCAAACCCTTTTCCAATTCCTCTTGCGTATCTGCGTAGACGTTGATGAGATCTCCGTTGCTCAACTTGAAGTTGACTTGGAGTTTGGTTGTTGGGCTATTCGAGGCCACTTGCTTCTTCTCCTTCGTTAGTTGTTGCTTTTACTTCGAGCCGTAGGGATTCCTTCCCTACTTTGTATGGTACATAGCCTAGAACTTTTTCTACTTCTTGGCTATCTACCGTTTTCCTACCAGCTACGGAAGTCCAGGTGATCTGGTATCCGCTATTAGTCTCTCCGACATATCCTTCGAGTTCATCTTTGAGACCTTCTTTGCGCTTGGTCAAATCCTTGATGGTTTGATCAAGCTCCCAGTATTGCTGTGCTACTACGTCAGCGTGTCCTTCAGAGATCCGCACCATAGGTGCGTCTGCTTTTTTTAGACCAGTGCATCCAATCTCACCAGACTCATCGTAGTAATTGCAATAGAACCGACAATAACTCATCGCATCTTTTTCTGCAGCAGGAGCGGTTTCAGATTCTCTGATCTGCTTTAACCACGCGAAGGCTTCGAGTGCGATGGACTCATTGTATGGCTCCTCGTGCAGAATTACATCACGCTCATCGCCATCTCTGCAAATCGCAACGAGTGCGACTTTATCCACAGGTTTTCCCCCGCCGTGGATCATCAGGTATCCATACACCTGAACCTGCCAGCGCTGTTGAGTAGACGGGAAGTAACCAGCAGTCTTGGTCTTGATGGTCTTCCAGTCCACGATCATCTTTTCCTCTGGCATATAGCAGTCGATGTGGGCTTTCATATCGCCGTACTCAACTTCTGTCTCTAGCCAGAATCTTTTATGTTCAGGATCGATGCGCGTAAGCGCGGCTTCGATCTCGGTATGTATCGCAGTTCCCATAATCGCTGCTAACTTGAGGTTATTCTCGTTAGTGACGGGATGAGAGTTGATGCGGAACCAGACTTTACGAGAGCAACCGCCGAGTTCTGACGGTCCGATCTGTGTCTGTACGCTTCTACTGCGCGACGCATCTTTGTTGCGGAGCGCGAGTATTAGCTCTTGAACTATGTCCATTGATCCTCCTTGATTCCAAAGGTACTCTTGACCACTGACAAAAGCAAGAACTGATACACGCCTTCGGCGTGTCCGTAGCGGAGATGTGTATACTACGAGCGTAAGCGAGTGACAAAGGAACAATACGGGGTGGGGTAGGAACGGCGCTGACGCGCCTAGCCGTTCCGTAGGGGAGGGAATAATGGATCGCATACCAAGCAAAGAGGAAATAGAATTTGAGAGAACCGCCAAAGGCGGTTGGACTAAAGCGACCTTGGCTCAGTGGGGAATCCCGTGGCCACCGCCTAAGCGGTGGAAGGAATACCTGGAGGGTCTCAGTGGAACTCGAACCTCGTAATACCTTTGCAAAGATCCTGTGGAAATACTATGGCTACACACTCCCAGACCCGCCACAGTTGATGGCTCAAAAGCTGATGAATTGGCTTGCTGAAGAAGATATTGAACTTGTCCAGAAAATAAAAAAAGAGGGCGACCCCGTTAGGGATCGCCCATTTGCCTCGCAGGAAACTACTTCTTAGAACCTCGTCCAAATTCCTTGGCTGTCTTATCCAGCGCCTTGAGCGCTGGTCCTGCTATGGCTGCTACAAAGGCCCAACACAGGGTCTTAGGATCAGTCTCGCCCGCTAGATAGAGCGCCGCTGCTGCGGCTGCTCCAGCTCGTAGGTAGGAAAGTCCTATTTGTACGCATTTGTCCTTAGTCATTACGAACCTCTTTCTTTGGTTTCTTGGCGACTTTGGCTTTGATGACTTCTTTGACCTTGGGCTTACCGAGCCAAGGGAACCACGGGCTGGTGTCGCTGCCTTTGGTTTCTTTGATGCTGATGTGGAGGTGGTGCGGGTGGGCGTAGCCGTTGTGGTGGCGCTCGCCTTTTTCTTGCGACCAGATGCGGCCTTGGAAGATGAGGTATTTGACACGAGGGTCCTCTTTCAGTTTTTCGAATATTTCCTTGCAGTCTATCCCATTAGCTGGATCGTGGGTCAGATCGCAGGCAAAGCCTGAGTTGTGATCGGAGTTGGGATTCTGCTTGATGTGTGCCTTGGATGGCAAGAGGCCATCAGATGCCTTGTTGCGCTTAGGTCGTAGCGCTGTAGCCTGCTGGAGAATGGCTTTAGCGGCTGGTTGTGCAACTCGTGCTAGTGGGATCATTTACGCTCCAGGAGTATGTCCATAATCTTTTCTACCTGCCGTTCAAGCCGGACTACCGAGTCTTTCAGACTTGATCCAGAATTGGGTTTGAGTTCATTGAGGTAGTGCTTGACCAACCATTGAATCGCCATAACAAAAGCAGAAGCTATGGTGGTAATAGATACAGCTAGACCAGCCCAATCGGCAGCAGACATTTATACCGTCCTTATGACAACAGTGAGGACTCCTCCGAACCCGCTAAAACGCTTGTCGGTAGGAGTGACGTTTCGGAAATCCATCTCTTCTATCAGACCGATAAAGGATTCACCGGTTCTGAAATCTTGTACGCGTACTGTGTCTCCGACATTCTCGATGCTCTCCAAGTTGCTCAAACGGTCGAAGGCTCGACCGTCATAACCGACCTCGTTGTTGAGTGAATCGCTCTCGTGGTCATAGCAGGCTAATGGGTATTGGATCAGTCGTTGACGAAGTACTGCGGGCAAGCTCTTGAGTTGGTATCCAGTAAAAAGTGGTCCTTTAGTGGAATCAGTAGATGATCGATTCAAGGTGAACTTGAATCCAAGGTATTGATGGGTACCGGTAGGATATGGGATGCCGAGTTCCGTGGCAGTATCTCCTTGAGAATAACCACCAATATCATATTCAGTTCCGGTTTCTCCGATGGAGAATACACTGAAAGCACCATTGGTAGTATCAACGCGTGGACTAAGGAACTTGAAGATCTTATCTTCAAGGGTGTTGTAACGGATATAACCGGTTTGGAGATACCCGCTAGAAACCTTCACACCATAGGATTCGATCCATACACCATCACCAGGAACGCAGAAAGCGACCCTATCGGTCGCTCCTAGGAAGGCGGTAGAATTGCTTGTTGTAGTCTCTCCAGAAGCGTAGACATCCCAGGCATAGGGAAAGACTAGGCTGTTAGCGATAACAGGCTCTGAGAGGTCAATACGCACCAATCCTGATTCACCGTCAACCTTAGTAGCTACATAGGCAAACTTGTCACGGAAGGTGACATCAGTACATTCAACTTCAAAGAGAAGCGGGCCATAGGAGACATTTCCTTCAGCGCCAAGGATAGCTACTCGTACACCTTTATTGGTACAGAGAACGCCATAGGTTCCTAGGTAGGTATCAAAGGTATTGATGATCTCGCCCTCTGGCAGATCGACAACAACGGTAGGAACATTAAGTTCTGGGAATCCTAGTGAATTGGCTGTAGTCAGATCAAGGGTGATCTTATAGATAGAAGAGTTCTTGCGGCTATAGCCGCCAACATAGATAGCAGCAGGACCTTCAGAGATCGTCGTCCAGGTCCAGTCCGTCTGTGGATGGGTATAGAAGGCAGCAGGCATAGCACCGCCGCCAGTATGAGCAGGATCTAATTCTCGTAATGTGTTATTGACTGCTGCAATCAAGCGTTGCTTGACATATTTGATGCGGGCAGCAGTGGTGGAAGAGGCAGCATAGATCTCAGTATCACTGGTTGCGCCACCGATATTGCCACGATGAACGTGAGTGGTATTGATGAACCAATAACGGGTTCCATCAGTGGTCAGATCAAAGATGGAGGAAGCTGTTCCTGCCTGGGTATAGGTTGATGAGGTAGGAGTATCATTACTCATCGTTACCTTCTTGAGCGCAGATCCATCTGCGACCACAAGGCAGTCGTTGGTTCCGTCATTAGCTCCGATGATCAATGGAGTATTGGCGCTAGTAAGCGCTCTGACGGTCGTATTGAGAAGTTCTACTTGGCCCTTTGTCCAGACATCGCATCCCTTGGATTCGGTATACTGGAATCGTAAGGACTCATCCTGAGCAGGTTCGAAGTACTTGATACCAGCGCCAAGGTGGAAGGATGACTGGGATCGGAACCACCAGCCAGTGAGCGACTGCTCACCTGCTTCGCGGGTCTGATCAAATTGATCCTTACGATACTTAGCAGTCACTCGACGATAAGGATTCTGGTCGCTATTCATAAGAAAGAATGGCAAATTGTTTATGGCTACGTCATAGGCATAGTCAGTTAATACATAACTAGCTGCTGCGGAATTGGGATTAGACAACGAGAAGGCTATCTCTCGATATTCGCCACCCTCAGTGATGTCGGAGCCGTAGGGCATTATTCTCCTTATCAGGATTTATTGGATCGTTGTAGTCCTCCCACGAAGGGAGATCATCGGTAATGCAGTTGCCAGTCAATAAAGACATTAGGAAGAAGTGTCACCAATAACTAAGAAAGTATTGCTGGCAGTACAAATTACCGTTGCCACAGAGAACTTTTGCGCTAATTTCTTGCCATTAGCAGCGTTGACTACCGATGTTCCATTGTCGGCTATGGTCACTTGACCATCACCTAATTGGGCAATATGGATTTGATCTCCGGCAGAAAAGACTCCACTGGGAACAGTAATGGTTACTGCGCTTGCGTTGGATGTAGTAATAATCTTATTGAGGTCGCTTGCTACAAGTGTGTAAGTTGTACCACTTTGAGCATTTAGTCCTAATCTTGCTAACCCAATAGGAATAGTATTTGCCTGAACAACACCCGTTCCCTTGGATACTAAATTTAGATCGATATTCGTATCATCACCAGTAGCAGCGATTGATGGATCGTTTCCTGTCGCAGCATTAGTTATAGTGATCTCATTGACCGCAGAGGTAGTAGCAACAAACTTTATTTCCTCATTACCATTGGCATCTGCGATAAAACCACCATTGGCAAACTTTGGAGCAGTAAGGGTTTTATTAGATAAGGTACTTGTGCTGGTTGCTGTGATGGCACTATTGACACCATCTTCAAAGTGCTGTGCATCTTCACCAGTAAAGACGTGTTGAATAGTAGCACCGTTAGCGTGAGAGATAGCAGTTGTTCCTGCTTGACCACGGGTAATTGTTAGGGTGTCGCCAGATCGTGCCGTGACATAGACAATCTCCTCGCTAGAGGTATCAGGATCAATAGCACAGAGGAAGATATCTCCAGCCGTAAGCGTCACTCCACCAAGGAGCGTGGTACCAGTACCAGTAGCCACAGTGGCGCTAGTGACAGAGGAGTTGATAGAGGAAGCCAGAGTCGTCTCTAAACTGATTGTGGAGTATTTTCTTACTGTCATTGATTCCTACCTAGCGGGTATAATGGATTCGGATTGGGTAGATGTCGGATAGTTTGCGCGATTCATCATCAAGTCTCTGTTGGTAAAGAGCAAGCAGATATCGTGAGGATGAAGTTCCAGCAGTCGATGGGATCTTGTTGTTAGCGGTATCAGATTCAGCGCTGTCCAGACTGATACGACCAGAATCGATATAGCTCATCAAACGATAAGCTGTTCCATAGATGATCACATCACGGCTAGTCTCTGGTAATCCTGAAACAAGGGCGAAGTCATCAGTACTGGAATCTAAGGTATTAGGTTGAGTGGTATACCAGACTTGGATGGTGCGACCTGGTTGGATATTCTCATAGATATTGATTGTCGTCTGGGTATTAAAAGTAGCAATATTTGCCATTGAATCCATACGCCATTTGTTGATAGGCAACCACTCTTGCGACGATCCTGTGGTCTGCCACGATGCGTAGAGGATGTTCTCAGCATCATCAGGTAGTGGATAAGTGACCTGAGAAGCATTGAAAGTGAAGGTAGTGGAAGCTACGCCCCAGAGTTTAGGATAGACACTATTGATCGTGTCGTTGATTGCTGTCTGAATCATCGTTCGTGGGAAGGTTGGGCTAAGGGTGACTTGAGCATATTGAGCGTGTGGAGCAGCGGTAGTGTTCTGAAATCCTCGACCAAAGCCAGGAGCTGCATTAAGAGTATTAGTAGACTTGTTGAAGTTGTCTATCCAGATAAGTTCACTATCAATCTCAACGATACCTTTGGCAAGATTAGCGGAAGATCCCACCTGAATTGCAAGGTCAGTAGTATTGATAGCCGCATTGAGG